GTTTTCACTTATCTCATCTGCCATAGGACAAAATGCACTTGTAAGTGTATGTGTTATAGTAACAACCTTATCTACAATCTCTATGTCATATATCAATCCTAGATGTATAACAGAAATAGTAGGCATCTCTGGATCATATACTTGTTCAAGATTCTTTACAATCTTTTCGGCCATGTCATTTTTTTCTTCTGGTGTCATTTATATGTGTGCCTACCATTAATGGTTTCAGCTTTATTTAGATTGTGTGATGTTCCACCGTCTGTTACTTTTGCACCAGTTCTTTTCTTTATAACTTGTCTTGCTTTCTTTTTCGCCATGTTCTCATTACTACCGTATCTAGAAGCAAGGGGCGAGTTAGGATGTGCCTCTGCAATCCTAGACATGTTCTCTTTGAAACCATCGTCTACTTTGTGTGTTCTTCCTTCAATACCACCCACAATCGCAATTGCTACTGGAACTTGATTGATGTCTGGATTGTTCTCTAGGAATGTTTCTTTTTCAGACATTCCCATAAACTCATCCCAAACCTCACCGTCTTTATTAAATCTATATGTTGGCATAATTTTCTCCCATGTTTATATATGTGTCCATCGCCAGACGTATCTAGGATTCTTTATCAAATCCTCACCATCTTGATACATCCCCATACTTTCCCTATGTTCTGGCACTTGTTCTTGTATTCTCCAATGATCTTTTGTCATCAAGTTTGTATCCGTGATACCAATACCATCTATCTGTGTTTTAAATCCAACTTCATCACCTAACATTGTGATGTTCTTTTCATTCCATATTGTTCTTTTACTATTTGCATGTAATATAGCAGTTCCATCTTTTTTTAGTAGATACTTTATTACTTTAATGACTCTTCTATTATATTCCCAATCTTCTGGCGCATTTAGTTCATAAACTGACCATGGGCCAAAACAAAATACAAAGTCTGCAACATTAGGTTTGAAGATATCAGGCAAAGTATTTACATCTCTTTGTAAATCTACTTGTGGTAAATGTGTAAGGTCTACACCAATAACATTTCTTACAATCGGTTTGAAATAGTTAGCACCACACCCCAGATCAATGACTAAATCTGGTTTATGTGCCGCTATCTCATTTGCTAACTTTTCACCAGAGAGAGTTCTGTATTTCGGTAGGTTTTGTCTAGTGTCAAAATCTACTTCATTTGTGTATCTTTCTCTGACATCATCTATTTCTACACCACTAATATTTCTTTTTTCGTGTAGTCTGGAATCATAATCACTCATTTTGCAAACTCATAGTGTAACCTTGGTCTAACTTTTACGTCTATATGATCTATATAGTGAACTTTGTCAAATCGTCTATTCCATTCATTCATCACTTTACCTTTTAAATCTTCACCAATACCCTCTGTATCAATATTCTTTAAATCTGCCAAGTCATTTGTATTCATACCAATCATACCATAACCTTTAAATTTAGATGCATCTTTTACAGCATTTTTGTATAGTTGAATATGTTCATCTGACATCAAAGTTAAATCTGTATGTTCAGTTGCCATATTGACAACATCAAAACCAAACTCATCTGCCCATCTCTGAATCTCTTGTGTAGTCCAAGGGTAATATGGATATCCAGATTTCACTCCTCTATCCTCATCACTTAAATGTCCAGGCCTTACATGTCCAAATATTCTATTTGACATCTTACGAAAAATATCAAAGTTTACATAGATATCTTCCACAGTTCCAAAGTTCATTGGGCCTATGCAATAGATTAAATCGAATGAGGGATGCATTTTAAAATACCACTCTCTGATATTATCTATAACATCAGCGCCTGTCTTGTGTCCTAGTTTCCGATAGTCTAATAAGTCTATCCCTACAACACCTTCCAGATGTGGTTTAAATAGATTTGCACCACAACCAACGTCTAACACAGAGTTGGGTTTTAGTTTTTCATTAATGTATTTTATACCAGCCTGACCAGTATGACTTCTATATAAAGAAAATGCTCTTAGTTGGGGATTCCCAGCAACTGAAAAGTGTTCTTTAAGTGCTTCCATCTCGCTGTAATTCATGTATCTCTTCCGTCAATTCTTTGATTCTTTTAATTAAAATGTACTTCTCTTTTGTAAGTTCGGCAATATCAAGCTGATACATTTCAGCTTGTGACATACCAACTTGGTTTATCTCTTCCATTTATTTTACCTTTCCATGTGGCAAAACTCTTCTTCTCATGTATATAGTAAGTATGGTAGGCCTCAATTGGATTGCCTGGTACTTTACAATACTCTGGCATGCATTGTGGCATCTCCGTTAACCCATTCTTGTCACATAAATTATTAGGTGGTCTTTGTAAGTAAATTGATGGTTTACTAGCACCGTGTATTTTGCCGTATCTAAAACTGTATTCTGCAAGTGTCGCCATGTACAAGAAATAGAGGTAATAATAATTACTCCTACTTACTCTTGTCCAAATGGCAGAGGGATGATTTACATGACCTGCTTTGTATAAAACATTTTCCCTTTCGTCATGTAATTTCCATCGTTTGATTCTATGATTATTTTTAGTCCTACCTTCATAAAGTTCACCATCTATCACCCTATGGGCTGTAGACAATAGTTGTGCATATTCTGTACACATCTTGACAACATGTTTGTCTAAATGCATAGAAGCACTTACTCTTGGATCTTTATCTAAGTAGAAAATATTCATATCACCCTCTCACATTAAATAGAACTTGAGGACTCTCAATCCAAATATCTAGTATTCGATATCTCATATTATAACTCTCATCATCATATACCCCTAACCATACGGTTATCGTCTATTTTAATTGTATTAATCATACCACATGTTTTAGCAAATGTCAAGTACTATTTTTCTTTTAATACCCATATAACTGTTTCTTTGCCTGTAGACTCATTTATCAATGGAATTGCTGGTACACTTGGATTTCTTTCCTTGTACTCATATTTCCAAATATATCCTTGTTCCATTTGTTTCTTTGATGTATTGAAAAATTCTAAATTGTCGTAAGCAAAACTGCCTAATATAGATATGATAAATGTCGTGATCATTTTGTACTCCTATTTCTCCCATCTATAAAAGATGTGGGTTTGTATTGTTCTTGTTTTTGTTTTTGTTGCAGCCCAAGCTGGTAGTACATAATCTGCATGGTAGTGAGTTGCACCCTTGACTGTAGGTTTCAACGTACCAGTGAGGACACCATTCGCAACCCATGTAGCGATTACAAATGCATTGTGTTCTTTTACCTCATCACTTTTTCCGTCACAGTACCAACTAAATTGGCATCTGTTTTTCACTGGAAAGTATTTTCTTTTATATTTAGGAAGTGTTACATCTTTTCTTGTTTTCCAAGATTCTCTAATCGGGCCTTGTTTTACAACTTCGCACACTGTATTAGGATATCTTGAATCTGCAACTCTATTCATCGTAACTTCTGCAACTGCAATCTGACCTTCTATACTTTGGTTTTTTGCCTCGTGATACACATTAGATGCTAAGCAAATAAGTGCCGTACTAAGTAGTTCTGTTACCATTATTTTTTACTCCATTGTTTATATTTGATCAAAAGGGTTTCTTGCATCCTATATGCCTGTCTTTCCCACGGTTGTTTACTATATGCACAGTTACTATAATAGCAACCTTTCCAATATACCTTTGATCCTGCTGGTTTACTTTCCTTCAGCATTCCTTTAGCGTATTGCATAACATGTACCATTTCGTGAGTGACACAAGTAATTAGGTCATCTCCTTTTAAACTTTTTTCAATATCAATTTCAAAATGATTTCTATAATCGCCAGGCGAGCATAGTCCATCACAATTCGTTTCGTCTTTCAATTTTATGAGATTTATTTCAACGTCAAGAGTTTTGAACTTGGGAAGCATTTCTTCTACACAGAAGTATGCTATCTCTCTAACAAGTTCTCTCTTAGTTTTTGTACTACCCTCTACTGTAACACAATTATACATTCATCACCTATATTTAGTCATTATATAAAAAGCGGCAGAGGAGAAATGACGCCCCTCTGCCTGACACAACCTAATCACATTACTCATCATATAGTGATTGTGCCTTCTTGATGTCCTCTTTTGATGATGAGATATGAGAGGCGAGGACATAAGAATTTGTAAATTAGTCCATACAACCTTGCATCAAACCTTCTGTAGCGCAAGGGTCTTCAATATATCCTACTAGTGCGATCATACCAATCATTACAAAAAATAGCGTCCAAAATTTCATTACCAAACTCCTAATAATTAACATAATCTAAATCTGTTCCATATTCAAAATGTCCATTGTCCATATCGAATACACACTGATCAATTAACTTGCCCCAAATCTCTGGAACAGTGATACCTTCTTTCTGTCCAATCTTTTCACACAACTCAATCTTTTCAATTGTTGCACAACCAAACTTTCCAATTACTGTATCACCAACTTTCAATTTAAACTGCATTTTTTTGAACCTCACTGTAAAATTCTTCTAGTTGTTCTTCCAACCCCATGTCGGAATCAAACCCCAGCAAATCCAAATTGATATCACCTTTTCTTTGTGAAACCATTGTCATTGCAACAGCGTCTGAAACTGAAATGGGTGTTCCCATTTTTAGATAGTTAGTCATCTTGTCCATGAATAACTCTGTTAGTGCCCAATAGTAATTTTTAACTTTCATATTATTTCCTCTCATCATTGATTATGTATATACTATAACACGATAAGTGGGGCGTTGTCAACCCCTAAAATAAACCATTGATAATACAGCGTTTTATCCTATCCGTTTGCCGCACCAGCAGCTGATGGGTACGAATCACTTGCAACGATTCGGTTTCCTTGTCTATCAAATGTTTCTTTGGGAGCATTAGGGTCTGGAACTACATAACCATCATTCCAACCAAATGCCTCTTTAACTACAAATTCTGATAAACCTTTGTATATCTTATGCAAGGCTTTGTCTTTAGCACCGTTTAGTACTCTTGCTTCTCCAGCAGATAGTCCTTCCAGCATTTGGATATACATATTTTCTCGTCTGTTTTGATTGATATTTTTATCTGCACCTTTAATGAAGTGCCACAACTTTTTTGATTCTGTAGCAAGTCTAGTATGTTCTGTACCATCTGGAGCATCATTCACTCGAAATGGAACATCACCTTCTGGAATTGCCCAATATATGTTAGGATCAAAAGATGCTTTAATAACCATCCTCAAACCAGCTGTATCGTATTTTTTCAGAACTTTTACCTTCTGTTCTTTAGTTTTTGCTTTATGCACTTGATCTAAAACTTCGTGATAAAGTAGTGTGAAATCATCGGCCATGTTAAAATTCTCCTATATTTTCTGTTAATTCTCTTAACCGTTTTGTTGTGAAGTATGTATAAAGTTTAGAACGGTCACCACAAGGTGCCTCACAAAAATCCACCATAATATCTTTTGCAAGATTCTCTGGAATCATTTTTAAGTCTATCAACTTTTGATTTCGGATATAGTTTCGTCTAATTTCTTCTTCAAAGTCATCTATATTCATATCAATCCATACTTCAATTTTTTTCTTAGTTAAAGGTCTTTGTCTCAACCCTTCCACAAAAGTATGATCTGGCGATAGCACATTTGGTACACCGTCACTTGAATCACCCTTCAATATGTGTTGCTTTATATATGTCTTTGGGTCTTCACCATCGACATACTTTTTCAAGATTGGACTATACTGTTTAACATTAGAATAAGTTTGTAACTGAATGAAATCTTTATCACCACTTATAATCATGATCTTCTCTTCTTGAAAATTCTCTACAAGAGTAGCAATTATATCGTCTGCTTCTGCACCATACACTTCAACAAACTTGTATGGTAAGTTCTCTTTAAATTCTGCTTTGATAGCATTAAGACATTCAAAAATAGCGTTCCAATCATTACTGTCTTTCTCTCTACCCTTTTTCCTATTATGTTTATACTGTTCAAAATAATCTCTACGCCAATAGTGTTTGGAATCATATGTAAGAACAACTTCTCCATACTCTTCATGAAACATATTTCTATACAATCTGATAGAGTTTAGTATCATGTGACGTATCATCTTATCATCAACTTCATCACTTTTTGACATTTGCTTTGACATCATAACTGATGCTAGACAAATTTGGTTCATATCTATAATAATCATTCTTGTGTCGTATCCTTCACATATTTATTAATTGCTTCTCGTAATGGATGAACGTAACCTAATTCTCTCATGATTGTTGCCTTTATACATTCTGTAACAAACCTTATGTCACCCAGCATCTCTGGAGATTCAATATTGAATCCTTCTTCCTTTAATGACTCCATAAATTCAATCAAACAATCTTCGGTTAACTGATCCATAAACAACATATCTTTCTGTATCTTAGATATCTTACTTCGTTTTTCTTTAGATATCTTTTGATAAGAATCGAACCACTTAGTTGGCCCTTTTACGATTTTTGCTGGATCTACCCCTTCGGTACTATCGTCACCCATTTTACTTTTCTTTCTTGTTCACGACCATAAAAATTATCCATCCACTGACCACCTTTTAGATATGATCTAAGATTTCTAATATAACTCTCTATATCAGCAAGTTTAGACATAGAGTGTCTTTCCTTTAACCTTACTTGACGCTTTAACTCTGGTAACTTATCTTGATTCCAAGCAATCCAATCCTTAACATTTTTGGCAGATATGGGATGTTCGTCATCCAACTCTAAAACATTTGGGTGAATTGATTTGTTCTTTGCTGGTTGTTTAGCAGCACGAACTTTCGCCATCTTTTCATGATTATTCAAGACTACATCCTCTCTTCTATTTCTCGTTGTTTCTTCTGCCATCTCTTGACACCTGCCTTTTTGGCAATCCTTCTCTTTTCAGATGGTTTTCTATAACCTTCCGACCTATCTCTGATCTCTTTCATGATACCTTCTTCAAGCATCTTCTTCTTCAAGACTCTAAGAGCTTTGCTGACATCGTTATTTCTAACTGCAACTGTCATACCACTATACTCTTTAGGTTTATCTTCTCTAGGCCTTCGTTGAAAATCGCCTTTGGGTTTCCACCCTCTACTGTTATCTTTTCTCATATATACCTACTTATTAAAGTTGATTGATTTAATTCTACCATTGTATTCAAATGTAAGAATTGAATGTGAGTAGGAAGTTCTTTCAACTTCATTATACCTAGTGATATTTGAACAGACATTTCTAACCTCTTGTTCTTTACTACCGATATTTGAACCGATAACAACACCTAGTATTTTACCAATATCATTACCATCACCAACTTTATTACCAATGATACCACCGATAATAGCACCTAGTAGTGCATCACCATTACCTTTTAGAGCATTGGTTGTACCACTCATAATGCCACCGTTATTAACTTTGACATCTCTACATACCGTAACTTGGTATGGTACTTGTTGGATAATTGTTTTTTCTACATCTTTGACAGATATAATTTTTGCTCCTGCTGGAATTGATTGAGCAGTTGCACTCATAGTTGTAACTGCAGCCACTATGGCAGCACCTATTATTACTTTTTTTAACATATTTAACCTCTTGGTTTGTTATTGTATATATAGATTAACACAAACTTTAACCATTGTCAAGTGTTTTTTTATGTAATTCTACAAAATATTCTGCATCTATCAGAACCAGAGGCCTTGATTTGTTACGTTTTATTACAACTATAGGCTGATAATCACCAGAGTTTTCATTTGCCTGTTCAAACGCCTTCCAGACGTTAACTGATTCTTGATTCTTACACTCTATTGAATATGGAAACTTTGCACGAGCAGCACGGGCCATAATCAAGTCCTCACCACCAGCACCCATACTTCTGGATTCTACATCCTCTGGGTGTACCTCTAATTTCTCAATCAATTGGTCACGAACCCATTGTTGTAATCTTCTACCTTTAGCTTTTGCTGATTGTGTTTTCATTATCAATCCCACTCATCTTCATCATCCCATGCTTCTTCACTCTCGATTTCGTCTTGTTGTTCTTCTTCTAGTTTTGACCCACAGAATGTGCAGAATCCTATTCTGTAATGTCTAGTGCTTAATGAGTGTGAGACTTTAAAATCAGCCTCACACTCTTCACAATTTATTATTTTTGTTGTCATATATTTAATGTTTCATTTCATATGCATCTTCCCAACTTCCAGACAATCCAGCGACTTCGTACTCTGTCACTCTATTCTCAAAAAAGTTAGTATGATCTGCAGCGTTAAGTATCCACTCCAACCAAGGAATTGGATTTTCCTTTACCTTAAAGTTAGTTTTCAATCCTAGTTGTAACAACCTTCTATCGGCAATATACCTTATATATGTCTTTACATCTTCGGCCTTTAAACCCTCTGGTTCACCTAGTGCATATGTCATATCTACAAACTTATCTTCTAGTTCAACTATTTTATCAGACATCTTATAGATTTCTTTTTTAAATTCATCGTTAACAATTTTAGGTTTCTCTGAACAAAATGCTCTAAATAGTTTTGCGATACCCTCAACATGCATTGATTCATCTCTTACTGACCACTCAACAATTTTACCACAACCCTTCATCTTACCGAACCTTTGAAAGTTCAATAACATAATAAACGATGCAAATAAAGATACACCCTCATTGAATACAGATTTTGCAAGAGCAAGTCCTATACCTTTGTGTGTAGATACATCTGAATCCATCATGAAATCTACTTTATCTGCCATCTCCTTATACTCTAAGAAGGCATGAAAGTCACTATCTGGTAAACCTAGTGTCTCATTTAACAATGCATATGCTCTTTGATGAATACCTTCTCTTGATGCAAAAGAACCAAGCATATTTCGTATTTCATTATTCTTAAATTTAGGTAAGAATTGGTCGAAATAGTTTTGTCCAACTGCAACATCTGATTGTGTAAACAATCTTAATACGTTTGTAATATATAATCTCTCTGAATCAGATAACTTATTACCCTTCCAATCTGAAACATCTTCTGATAAGTCTACCTCATCTTCTATCCAATGAACTTTCTCATGTCTTACGACCATTTCAACTGCCCACGGATAATAGAATGGTTTATATGCCTCTGAAAATGCCAAAAGACTTCCCCCACGAATTTTTAGAATTTCATCTGATTTTTCTAATAGTTGTGAAAAACCACCAATCCTAGAACCGTTAACAAAAATCTGTGGCACACTTTGGATGTTACCTTCTTTTCTATTTAATCTTTCTTCTGTATTATTAACTCTTTGATAAAACTGTAACCTTTCATCATCATTTGACATACTATGTTCTGTATAATCAATATTATGTTCATTGAACCAGTTTTTAGCATTGACACAATATCCACATGTTGGACTTGTATATATTTGTACATCCATTTATCTTCTCCTCTTTAACCTTGACAGGCGATACATTCTTCTTCTTCTTGTTTTAATTCTGAATAATCTCTTAATTTATCCAGTGCGACTTTATCTGAAACCTTCTCTGTTTTTGATGTTGTTTCAGTCCTTAAATAATATAATCCTTTACACTCATCTTTCCATGCTTTAAAATGGGTCTGATGTATGTACTTCTTGGATGCACCAGCAGGAAAGAATAGATTAAGTGATTGTCCTTGACACAAAAACTTTTGTCTATCGCCTGCAAGTTCTACTACAAACTCTTGTCTCAATTCTGTAGCAGTCTTATACACTTTCTTTAACTCATCTGATAAAAATGTCAGATGTTGGACACTACCATTGTTTGTAACGATTGAAGTCCAAACTTCGGAAGTGTTCATATTTAGTCTATTCAATTCTTCTTCTAAAAATCCATTCTTAATTAGGTGTGAACCAGCCCTAGTTCTGTGAGTATAAGCATTTGCTTTATTTGGTTCGATTGACGGTGAAGTGCCCACAATCATTGAAGAATTTGCATTGGGGGCAATCGCAAGTAAGTGAGCGTTACGCCTTCCAGTACCCTCCATATCTGGAGCTACGCCCCGTTCAGCACCAAGTTTCAAGGTTTCCTCTACTGCTTTCTCTTTGATATCTTTAAAGATTTTGACGTTCAATTCTTTTGCTGTCACACTTTCAAGTGCAATGTTATTCTTCTGCAAATATGAATGAAAACCCATCGCTCCAAGACCAAGAGACCTTTCTTGTTC